GTCACTGCATGGCATAGGGGAAACGTGTACTTCAGCCCAGGGGTTCACTTGTTCATCACGCTCCTTAATATCAACCATTGATGTAGGAGCAATATTCCCTTGTGGGGAAGGCATAACCTTAATAGCCTTCCAAACTTGTGCCAAAGCGTATAAACCTGCAATCGCAACACACACTCTAGTAATCCACTGAACGTGCTTGTCACGATACATCTTAAATACCTTTGGCATTGCTTCATTGTCTGCGGCAACTTCTGTGTATAACTTCTTCTTCTCATACTCTACAACCCCGGAAATTCCAGAAAGAGGAAAAGCAAGAAGTACAACGCACCAAGAGCTAACGAAACAGGCAAGAGAGCAAACAAAAGTCACAGCCAGAAGATGATTAAGATAAGATCGACGAATACGGTGTTCTAGGTCACTCTCGCGAGTAAACCACACAACATTCTTCATCCAATCCTTCTCAATCCATTCTTTTGGAATCCAATTTGTCCAACATACCCAACGAGAATTCTCAAGCCAATTGAGACGTTCAAGCAATGTCTCAGTTGCTTTCTTCTCAATCTCGTCGGTCCAGTATGCAATCTTTGGTCGCCACCACCTATTCCATTTACGAACCTTGGGAATCATAGCGGCAACAATCCTTTCACCGATTTGATTGTCAAAAACTTCCTCCTCATCAGTTTCTTCCGCATGATGAGCTTCACAACGTGTACAGTAACCCGTAACACACCGCGAATCCATCTTATGGAGAACTTGATAATTAGGAGTCTCACACATACAAACATCGGGCTTGGGAAAATTGCATTCTGGACAGAGCACAATCTTGCCGGCTAGATTCGAATTATTGGCCACAAAATCTTTCTGATTAGCATAAAATTTCTTCGAATCCTGACCGATCCAACGGATTAGCTCTGGTAAACCAATATCCTGAAGCTGCTTGCCATTCCATTCAACAACTTCCCATCCTACAGTAGCAGCCTTTCCTTTAGTCTTATTAGGAATAGGAAATGACTTCTCAACTGTGATGTGCCAGAAATCGGGGATCACTGGCGCACCATTAGGATGGCGAGCTTTGACCTTATCTTCATTCAACATGTCATGAACAGCATACTCTGGACGTACTTTGCAAGTAAGAGTAATACGATCACGACGAGTGATAGAAGCAGGTTCATTGGAATAAACGGTAGCACAAGTGTCCTTCACATTCTTGGTACCAATAACAACTTTCGGTTCAACAGAAACCTTACCCTTCATGTCAGCCTCAGCCATATTTGCATACATGCGAACATTGTTGACTAACTGAATCATGAGATTGGTAGGTGCTTGTTCAACGAAATCTGCTTTGGTATTACCTATGTCATCAATCAAAACTCCATTCGTATACGACCGATAATTCGACATAAATTTATCTCTCTCATTGAGAGTGACAACTCTGTCATCAGTCGCGGTGTAGCCATTGTACAATAAGGTTGTTACCATCAGTACATTAGCAATGGTGGATTTACCAACAGCGGTTCCACCAAATACACCAATCGAATATGGAGCTTCACGAAGACCTCCTTGGACACGAGTTTGGCGAAATGTAGCCTGCCACTGGCGTAGAGTGTCGA